GGGTTTCCAGGTTGGGGACTCCATCATCGTCGAGATCGGCGGCGAAACAGGGGCCGGCCTTCGCGGCACGGTAGGCGTAGGTGGTACATGGCCGGCGCTGTCCTATGCCAATACGGCCGCCATGAATGCCGACACGGGCCAGGTTGCCGCAACATACGCATGGACGCAAGACAGCGGCGGCGACGTTTGGCTCTGGTCCCCGTCATGGGCGCCTAACACATGGACGGCCCCCGATCCGAACCTCTACTATACGAACAAGGTAAGCCCGAGGGCTCTGCTAGCTACAATCTCCGCAATGAGCGGGGATCGACGCACATTGACCTTGAGCCGCTCGGCGGTAGCCGCGAGCACGAATGCAAATGTTTATTTTGACAACGCCGCGGCTTTTGCGAGCCTCTTTGCTAATTCCGCCTCTAACGTAACGGTGCCGATTCCTGCGGGAGTGTTCGCCACTTCCGCTAGGCTATTGGTATCTCAAAAGACGGGATGGACTGTGGCAGGGGCCGGCGAGAGCCTGACCACAATTCTCAGTCCGAAAGGCACCCAGGGCGCGAATCTGGATTTCTTTCAATGCACGGGGTGCATTGTCCGCGATCTACATCTCCAAGGTAATGCGCGCTTCAATGGCTATGGAATCGCGACCGTTAGCGGAAATGACCTGGGCGCCGGAATTGGAGGTTATGCACCGGGAGTGATATTCGATCTCAGTACCGGCTGTAGCGCACAGGACCTAACAATAACCGACGTTTTCCTTAAGGCGGTAGGCACATCATTTTCAACTGACTGCAACGCCTATAGATGTGATTGCGTACTAACAGACGGCCTCCAGACTTACGTACAATGGATGTTTCAATGGGCGGACAGCACCGGAGGAGACGTCGTAGATTGCTCGGTAACAAGTCCGATTCTAACTGCCGGTTTTGAGACTTTCCGCTCAACGGGGGTATCGTTCATTCGCCCGGTTGGCGTGAATGCGACTTGCTCCGCGAATAGTTCCGGGAACTTTCTTTTTGACAGCGCCCTAATCACAATTAGGAGCATGAGCCAATATTCCTCGCTATCGTTTTCTGAGCATAATCCTATCATCAACGTAAACTCAAATATCCAACCTCCAAGCGCCACCACCGTACTGGGAGGGACAATTTTAAATCCAACGATTATTCAAGAAGGTTATATTAACGCAAATAACGATAGTTTGCTTGCTATTGTTATAAATTCAAACAATCCGAATATTACTATAGAGGCAATTCCTCCGTGGACGGCGAGGACTGCGGATTTTCCGCATAGTTCGGGTTACATCGAAGCCCCAGACTATAGAGCACCAAGTCTTCTTCGCGGCGCCGAGGCCGTCAATTCGACCGGGCGTAATACGGTAATAAATGGTCTTCGCGCTGTAGGGGCCGGTGTCCCGGGATGGGGCAACCTCAAGATTGCAGCCGACGATGGTTCCGGGAGCATCGTCAACTGCGTTGCGGATTCCGTTATTCCTGGCGTGCGGGAATTTGGAAACGTCACAAATGCGTGGTTCCTCGCCCGAATTCAGGGCGGGGGCCAAACGCCGATCCAGAGCGATCTCACAGATCTCGCAGGCGCCGCGCTTACCGACCTCGGCGGCGCTACGGTTATCGATTTGTCAACCGCGCTACCTCTCAATCCTCTCACGGATCTAGCAGGCGCTGTACTTACGGATCTGAGTGGCGCCACGCTTACCGATTTATCAACACGCCCGCTTCTTATCGATCCTGCATATATCGTGCAATATCCCGCGCCCGTAAGAATGGTGCAATATCCGACGCATTAAAAAATGGATTTAGGCGAAAATGCCCAGAGCAATGCGGGACTTTTCGCCGATCTATACGACCGAGCAAGTGGTGCTATCGTTCGATTTCTCGCTCGCGTTGGCAACCGGAGAAACACTATCGTCGCCGGTTGTATCGATTGTCGTAGTGTCCGGAATTGACACAACTCCGGTATCGCGGCTCATAGGCTCGCCGTCTATTAGCGGCTCTGTCGTAATGCAAATGATCGGAACGACTCAAGCCGGTGCGATATATGACGTTATCGCGACGGTAGGGACAAATGCAGGCCAGACGCTAACAACGAACGCGCATTTGGCCAGCCTTAATGTTGGATGACCATTTCGTTTTCTGAAAAACAAATCGCGGCGATGGAGGCGCTGGCGAGCGACGCGCGGTTTGTGTGTCTGTTTGGTGGCGCGCGGTCCGGAAAAACATTTCTGATCGTTCGCGCGATTATCATGCGGGCGCTCAAGGCTCCCGGGTCCCGTCATTTAATTGCGCGATTCCGGCAAAACGCGGTATGGACATCAATTGTCGGCGATGCAAACGCAACGCTATTTGTAGTTGCTGATGAGTGTTTTAACGGGCTTAAATTTGCATCGCACCGGAAGGATGGATATTTCGAGCTTGAGAATGGCTCAACTATATGGTTGGGAGGGCTTGATGAAAAAGAGCGTATCGACAAAATCCTTGGCCGCGAGTATAGCAGTGTGTATCTCAATGAGGCTTCTGAGATACCATATTCAAGCGTGCTGGTTGCTCTCACTCGTCTTGCTGAAGTGCGAGTCGAAATTAAGCAGCGTGCCTATATCGACCTCAACCCGATTGGGAAATCTCATTGGACAAACCGCATGTTCAATGAGAAGTGCGATCCGCTCACGCGCCAACCGTATAATGTCCCTCGCCGATATGTTAGTGCCCGACTAAACCCGATTGACAATATCCATAATCTCTCGGCCGAGTTTATGGCCTATCTCGAAACGCTTCCGGAAAAGCAGCGCAAGCGGTTTTTAGAAGGGGATTATGCCGACGAAATCGAAGGCGCTCTGTGGACGTATGAGACAATCGACAGGTGCCGCCTAGATTCGGATGTTGAGCTTCCCGACATGCAACGAGTCATTATTGGGGTTGACCCGTCCGGCGCGGCTGGTCCGGAGGACGAGAGAAGCGACGAAATCGGCATTATCGCGGCTGGGTTAGGAACGGATGGAAGGGGATACGTTCTAGCCGATTATTCCGGGCGGTTTGCGCCGGAAGCATGGGCGCAGCGTGTACTCTATGCCTGGGATAAACACCAGGCGGATTTGGTTGTCGCGGAAAAGAATTTCGGCGGCGCAATGGTCGAATCCGTAATTCAATCGCAGGCCAATGCTAGAAATATGCTTGGCGTCAAGATTGAGTTGACCGTCGCAAGCCGAGGCAAAGCGGTGCGCGCCGAGCCGATATCCGCGCTTTACGCGGCCGATCGCGTGCGGCATGTCGGAAGATTTAACGACCTAGAGGAACAAATGCTGGCATTCTCCCCGGCCGGATATCTAGGAAGCAGATCGCCGGACCGGGCAGATGCGATGATTTGGGCGCTTAGCAATATCCTCGTGGAGGATCAGGATTTCTCCGGCATGTGGGCAAGGTTTGGCGCGGCGCTGAATTAGGCGTTCGCGCTAGCATGGGCATCGTCGGAATTGCCGCTTGCCGCTTGCGCCGTCAGAAGCCAGCGCTTTTCGTCGTCCTGTATGGCTAGGCCAGCCTTCTTGAGCCCCATGAGCGTGCCGCGAACGGAATTTTCGCCAAACCCGGTTTCGGCGATAATTTCGGCAATCGTCAGTGCCGCGGAGCCCGCAAGCAGGTCCGTAAGACGCTTCTTGACGCCTTTGGTGCGCGGTCCCGCGTCCTTGCGGACTTTCTTAGCGGCAACTGGAGCCTTTGGCGCCCATCCGGCGCCAGCGGCCTTTGCAGCGGCCTTCCGCGCGCGCTTGCGGGCGCCGTTGCCGGCCATTTCTGCGTGAGCGGCCTTGGCAATGCGCGCACGGCGGGGATCGTCGTCAGGAAGCATAAGCTCGGCGATTTGAGTTGCTGTTTGGGTGCCACTAAGCCTAGCCAACTCGGCTATATCGCGCCGCATGGAAGCGCGGCCCGCCTCGAAGATTTCAATATCGCGCATATTCGTAGTCACAGTTAACTCCTTGTATCGGATGTTGGAATCGATTGGGCTAGATAATATGCAAAATCGAGATTGTCAATAGATAATGGCGCGCAAAAAGGCGGTTGAATTTACGGCGGTCGGACTTCCAACCGTAGATTCTTATGCGAATGTCGCCGCTAAACTCGGCATAGACCAGAATAATCTAAGCGCCGGATCGGCTTATAATTTCAATCCTATCTCGCGCAATCGCCTTCTGGTCGAGCAAGCCTATCGCGGGTCATGGATAGTCCGATCTGCGGTCGATTGCGTTGCCGACGATATGACCCGTGCGGGGCTTGATTTGATCGGGGACATAGACCCCGGCGACATTGAGAAGATCCAGACCGAATTGAAGGCCGCGCATGTTTGGACGGCGATTAACCGGACAATTAGATGGGCGCGCTTGTACGGCGGGGCAATTGCGGTAATTTTGCTTGAGGGCCAGGATTTAAGCACGCCGCTGCGAATCGAAACGGTAGGTCTAGGGCAGTTTAAGGGGCTTGCGGTCATTGACCGGTGGATGCTGCAACCGCTGCTATCAGAGCTGGTTACCGACTACGGTCCCTATGCCGGCCTGCCAAAGTTCTACGATATTACGGTAACGAACGGCCCTATTCCGCCGCAACGAGTACATTTCTCGCGTGTCGTGCGGATGGACGGGGACGATCTTCCATTCTTCCAAAAGCAGACAGAGAATCTTTGGGGCCTTTCAGTTCTTGAGCCAATCTATGATCGCTTGGTTGCCTTTGATAGTACAACGACCGGCGCGGCGCAGCTTGTTTATAAAGCCCACTTGCGTGTGTTGAAATCGCCTGGGCTGATCAAGGCGGTAGCCATGGGACAGCCTATGGCCGCGACATTCAAGTCGCGCCTCGAAATGATGCGCTTATTCCAGAGCATCGAAGGCATTACAGCTATTGATAAAGAAGAGGAATTTGAAACATATTCCTACAGTTTCAGCGGCCTTTCGGACGTGCTCCTGCAGTTTGCGCAACAGCTATGCGGGGCGCTCGGCATTCCGATGGTGCGTCTGTTTGGGCAAAGTCCGGCTGGACTGAATTCAACTGGGGAGTCTGACCTTAAAAATCATTACGATATGATCACGGCAAGCCAGGAATCAGACTTGCGCGATCCAATGACAAAGCTTTTGAATATCATTCACCGCAGTGTGCTCGGGACCGCCCCAAGCGAGACATTTTCATTCGACTTCACATCGCTTTGGCAAATGAGCGAAAAGGAAAAAGCCGAGGTTGCTAATGTCACCGCGGACGCGGTCGGCAAGATGGTGGACGCGGCGGTTATCGATCATTCAACAGCGCTAAAGGAGCTTCGGCAATCGTCGGATTCCACCGGGATCTTTACAAACATCACCGACGAGCAAATTACAGAAGCCGAAAACGAACCGCCGATGCCGGGCTTTGGCGAGCAGTTTGAAATGTCAAATGCGCCCCCGGCCGCAATGAATGGCGAGGGGGAGTCGGAGTCCAAGAGCGCCCGCGAAGGGAATGGCCTTCGCCGCGGTAATGCGGAAGTTGCAAAGGCCAATCGCGAGGCGGAAAGAAGCCGGAACGTTCAGTGATGCAAGCTCCTAGAAAACGCGGCAGGCCGCCTATAGACGACAGCGCGGCGCTCGATGCGATGGCCGATTATTCTATTGCTGACCCTTCATTGACGGTTACTCAGTTAGCGCGGAAGGTGATGAGAGAAAACCCCCATCTTATCGCGCCAAGCAAAAAAGAAAAGTCTCTGCCTCAGTGATCTATGACGACGCCGCGGTTTTACGCAAAGTGGAGTTTGCGAGGGCGCGCTTGGCGGAACGCTTTTACGCGCAAAGTCTTCGCAAGATAGCGCGTCACATCGGCGATCTTGTCGGCGTCTTCGATCCGGCGAACTTTGCCGAAATGCCGCGCGTGCGTTCGTTACTCGACAAATATGCGCTTACTTTGGCGCCTTGGGCCTATGCTACGGCGACTCGGATGATTACGGAAGTCGCCGCGCGCGAAGGAAAGGCGTGGCGCCGCGTTGCCCAGGCCATGGGGTTGCAGATCCATCAAGAGCTGCGGTCCGCCCGGTTCGACGACATGGTTAGGAAGCTCCGTGACGAGCAAGTCCGGCTCATTACGAGCCTACCTACCGAGGCGGCAGAAAGGGTCCATACGCTGGCCTTAGAGGGCTTAGAAAGCGGCACGCGCGCGAAGGAAATCGCCGCAGAAATCATGCGAACCGGCGAAGTGACCAAAGGCCGGGCAACCCTGATCGCGCGAACAGAGGTCGGGCGCACGACGACGATGCTCACTCAAGTTCGTGCCGAAGGTGTTGGATCCACGCATTATCAATGGCTTTCCGCGCGGGATAGCGATGTCCGGCCATTGCATAAGAAACTTGACGGAAAAATCTTCGCTTGGAACGATCCGCCGATTGCCGACCCGAGCGGGGTTCGCGCGCACCCAGGATGCATTTGGAACTGCCGATGCGTCGCATTGCCTATCATACCTGAATAAGGAATCTTGATCTATGGCTCTCCCTAATTATCTGCCGACTGGAATCGAATATGCCGGCACCCTCGTTCTCGGTCCCGGCGGTGTTACGGACGGATCTAGCGGCATTTCCGGACGAACCGATTATATCCAGAAACTCAGCCTACCAGTGACGGCCGTAGCCAACACCGATTTCACAATGTCTATCCCCGCAGGGGCGACGCTTCTCTCAGCGGTCGTTTATACCACCACCGCCTATACGGGCGCAACCGCGACGATCCAAATTGGCAACGCCGCGGCCGGGGCGCAATATGTTGCCGCCGTCTCGATTGCCCCAATTGGCATGGTGCCGCTTACTCTTCTCGCCGCGCAAACCCCGGCCTTTATGTCGATGCCGGCCGCAACGCCAAATCTATTCATCAGAATTGTGCAGACGACCCCAACCGCGGTAGGGGCTGCAATGCTCGTTATAAATTATTCAACATGAAAAATCTTTCTCGCGTCTGTCTTATTGCTGCCGCGCTTGCCTTCCCCGCGTCGGCATGGGCCGCGGTCACGACAACCGCGATTGCCGCCGGAACGTCAGACTGGGCGGATCTTGGAATTCCGTCCACCGGCAGCATCATGGTTGTCCAGACGACAAGTTCCGACATTATGCTGGCTATCGCCGACGTCAAACCTGGGGTTACCCCACCTGTTGGGTTCCATTTAGATCCACGTAGCATGATGCAGGTTACGCTTTCAACGCCGGCGGCTACACATATTTGGGCTATTATTACGTCTCGCGGTGGCGTTGTTTCTACTGGCGGCTATGTGATTGTCACGAAATAACAAATGCAAATCTATACGATTGAGCAACTGGGGCCGAAGCGAAGCGTAACCCCGCAAGGTTTTTTGTTATGCCGTGACGTCCCAATCGCGAGGACCGGCGATCAAATCTATTTGGAGCAGGAAATAGGCCCCGGCGAAAACGGCGAGCGCGTAGAAGGCGGTGTCGACGGGACGATCATTGTTACACGCGACGCGCAGGAAGTCTTCACGCAAGAGGCCATCGATTCATTTGAAGGCATGCCGATCACTGACGATCATCCAGTGGGGAATGTTACTACCGGAAATTGGCATGATTTAGCGGTCGGCTATGTCCGTAATGTCAGGCGCGGCATGGCGGAATTCTCCGGATGCTTGGTGGCTGATCTTCTTATTTGCGCCAAGAATGCAATCGACGCAGTTGAGAACGGCAAGCGCCAAGTTTCGTGTGGATATAACGCGATCTATGATCAAATTGTTCCGGGGCGTGCAAGGCAAGTTAATATTAGAGGCAATCACGTGGCATTGGTCGATGATGGGCGGTGTGGTCCGCTCTGCGCGATAGGCGATCGACAAACGGCAAGGGAAACTAAAATGGCTGCAACGAATAAGAAATTGTCTTGGCTTGATCGGGCGCGCGGCGCCTTTAAGGCGAAAGACGAAAATCTTTTTGAAGAGGCGCTTGAGATGGCAAGCGAAGACATTGCGCATGAAAGGCATGTCACTGTCAATGTAGGCAATGGCGGTGGCGGCGGCGGTGGTTACGCAACTTTTGATAAGCGCGTCAAAGACAGCGACGAGGAAGAGGAAAAAGAAAAAAAGAAAGACGACGACGAAACCAAGGATAAGGCGCTAAAGCCTATCCTTGACAAGCTCACGTCGATGGAAACACGCCTTGGGGCCGTGGAATCTTTCATCAAGGATAGCAAGAAAACCAAGGACACCGAAGAGGGCGCGGAAACCCCGAAGGGCGAAGCGAAGAAGGCCGACGAGGAAGAGGAAAAGCAGGCCAAAAAGTCCGAGACTAAGGACACGGACGAAGAGGGAGACGACGACGATAAAAAGAAAAAGGACACCAAAGATTCCAAGCCTCGGAATCTCGTAAACGCTCGTCTGGAATGGCAGGACACTCTCGCCAGAGGCGAGATCCTTATGCCCGGCGTTAGGCTTCCAACATTCGATAGCGCGCAAGATTCCAAAACAATCGACGCCCGTCTTTGCGCATTCCGGCGCCGTGTCGTCGCGGCCGCGTACGAAACAGATCACGGCATAACCGCAATCAAGCCATATCTCGGCGGCTCTCGTATCGACACGCTTACTTGCGACGCGGTTAAAGTGCTGTTTGCCGCGGCGAGCGACAATGCCAAGACCGCCAATATGAATCGGCGCGGAAATGTTATCCAACCTCCGGGTCGCGGCCTTCCGAAGACCAATGAAGAAATCAATGCCATCCATCGGGAATATTACGCCAAAAGATAACGCGCACAGGAAAGGACGTTAGCCGTGACGCAAGCCTATCTCTACACATTCAATATTGGAATCCCCGGCGATCCGCAAGGCGCGCAGTGGGATCATATCGTCGAGGCACTTCTTGCCGCAACCGGCGCGCCCGTGGCCTACGGGGTGCCGATGAAAGTCGCGGCCGGCCTTGTCTCCGGGATTCAGGCGGCTGGCGATACCGGCCCAGCCGCAACCCCGTTTGGTTGGATCGTGCGGCCATATCCTATACAAAACGTGGCGCTTCTCAATGATCCGTTGGGAACAAGCACGCCGCCGACCACCGGGAAGGTCAACATCATGGTGCGCGGATATATCAGCGCATTTCTACAGGACGCTACAACGGTGGTGTTGGGGCAAGCGGTTTGGATTCGCACCGCCGCAACTTCCGGAACAAAACTCTTCGGCGGGGTGCAAAGCTCGACTGATGGCGGGGCATGCACTCAGATTACCAATAACACGTATTTCATGGGTCCGGCCGACGCCAACGGGAATGTTGTTATTGCCGTTAATATCTAAAATATCAGATTCCGAATATTCACAACGGGCCGCCAAGAGGGCGGCTTTTTCATGGGGAATGCAAAATGTACCTCGACGCTTCTGACCTTCTGGGCGGCACCGCCCTAACTACGCCGCGCCGCCGAGTTGTCAAGGGCGCGATGACTCACGATAATATGATGACATTCGACTCCAACGTTATCGATTCTACCGGGGCCTTTTTTATCGGGGAATTGGAGCGGCTCGACCAAACGCTGCACATGCCTTTGGTGGAATTTTCCTGGGGCCGCGACATTGATATCCGGACGGACGTCTCGATTGCGGACGAAATTTCGTCTTGGACGAACTCCGACTTTGCTGCCATGGGCAACATGGGCGGCCAGGGCAATATTTCTTGGATCGGAAAAGATTCCAATACCATTCAAGGCGTCTCGCTCGACATCGGCAAGACCGCGCAGCCGCTGCACCTCTGGGGCCAGGAAATAAAATACACGATTCCCGAGCTTGAAAGTGCAATGAAGCTCGGGCGCCCGGTGGACGCTCAGAAATATGAAGCATTGGTGCTTAAGTATCAAATGGATATTGATACGCTCGTCTATACCGGCGACAGCACGATCAGCGCGACCGGATTGCTGAATGCGTCAAATACGATCATCACCAATGTCACCAACGTGGCAAACGGCGCCTCCGGTTCTCCGCTTTGGCAAAATAAAGCGCCGGACGAAATTCTACAGGACTTGAACGAGCTTCTCACAAGCGTTTGGAACAAGTCCGCCTATGCGGTTTTGCCTGATAGGGTCTTGATGGCTCCTGGCGACTACGGGCTTTTGGTAAGCCGTCGCGTTGGCGAGGCGGCCAGCGTGTCGTTGCTGACCTATTTGCTTGAAAACAATGTCGTGAACCGTAACGGGGCAGGCGCCCTGAAAATCTATCCGGTCAAGTGGCTGATCGGCGGCGGGGTTGGCGGAACGCTTGGAACCGTCAGCGGGCATAATCGCATGGTCGCCTATCGCAAGGAGATGCGCTATATTCGCTACCCGATGACTCCGTTGCAGAAGACGCCGCTGGAATATCGTTCGATCTTCCAAATGACCACTTATTTCGGAAGGCTTGGGCAGATGGAATTCGTCTATCCGGTCACGATCGGCTATCGCGACGGCATGGGTTAAAGGGAATATGATATGAGAAGTTGGTATGGTTTTCTAACTGAGGCTCCTATTATTGCCCTTATTGTTAATGACGGTTCGTGCTGCGATCGGATTGTATGGTGGATTACAGTTGTTCTACCGAGCGGGCATAATTGCTGGAATTACATGGAATGAAAGTTCTCGTAACAACGCCGTTTAAATTGAACCTCGGGATTGTTGACGGCCTTCCCAAGGAAGTTGAATATGCGGCCGGCACTCAAGACATGCCAGAAGATCACTTTAAACATTGGTGGGCGCAGACCAATAAGGTGAAGAGTCTGGAAAATGACAAGCCGCAACTCGCGCCTCCGGTCGCGGCGAGGGACGGCGGCAAGAGATGACCGTAACGGTTGCCTCGTTTCGCGCGGACTTTCAAGAATTTTCAAACAGTGCCGTCTATCCTGATTCGGCGGTCATATATTGGATGAGTCTGGCCGTTCAATTGTTTAATCCGGCCGCGTGGACAACGCTTCTTGATGTCGGAACGGAATTGTTCATTGCGCATAATCTTGTGTTGGAACAACAAGCGGCGAATTCTGCCAATAATGGCGGTGTGCCGGGAATCAATTCCGGACCGCTGTCGTCGAAGAGTGTCGATAAGGTAAGCGCCGGCTATGATACGCACGCCGGGACTCTAGAAGGGTTTGGTAATTTCAATCTCACGACCTACGGCACGCGGTTGGGATGGCTTGTGAACATGGTCGGGATTGGCGGGGTTCAAACCGGATCATGGGACGGGAGCGATAACGTTCAATCCGCCGGGTTTCCGATGTGAATATCGAGCAAAAGAGCAACACGGCGCAATTTAGGAAGGCATTGGATGGACTCTTAAAACGCGAGGTGCTTGTCGGTATTCCGTCTTCCAATGCCGCGCGTGATCCTGAGCCCGGCGAAACGACCGCCGCGACAAACGCCTTGATTGGCTATGTCATGGAATACGGATCCCCGGCCAAAAATATTCCGGCGCGGCCGTTCTTGCATCCCGGTATAGCCAACGCGAAAGACGATATCGCTAAACATTTTAAAAAGGCGGCACAATTGGCCCTTACTGGCAAAGCCGACGAAATCGGCCAAGAGCTGGAGAAGATCGGATTGATTGCCCAGGTATCTGTACAGAAGAAAATTACGGACGGTCCATTCGAGCCTTTGAAGCCGGCAACATTGGCGGCGCGCGTTCGCCGCGGGCGGACCGGCACGACTCCGCTCATCGATACCGGGCAACTTAGGCGTGCAATCACCTATGTAGTGAGATAATGATACTCTCGTTTTTGCTAGGTATCACAGCAGGCGTTGTTATAGGAACTAATGCAACTTTGTGGCTTTTGCGTTGGGGGGAAAGAAACGGCCGTATAACCCTCATCAGATGGCGACAATAGACTAAAATGCCTGCTCTCGACGTAACCGATATTTTAACGGACCCGGATTTCGCCGATCTATTCACGGTAACAAGATTCGTCCAAACCGTGACGGCCGGCGGCATGGCGAGCAATGCGTCGAACATTATTAATAATGTATCCGGCGTCGTCACCGCCAATGACGATATCGATTTATTAAAAATGCCGGAAGGGGAACTTCTTTCTGGGTCGATTACGATTATTACAAAATTTCGCCTAACCAACGGGTCGGGCGCACAAGACGCCGATGTCGTGACATGGCACGGGCGGACATATCAGGTTAAGACGATAGGCGATTGGAGCGGCTTTGGCGCCGGATTTATCGAAGCCATATGCGTGCTCAATAAGGCCAACCAATGATCTAGAGATTTAACAATGCTACGATTCTTCGAAAGGCTAGACGCGCTTGAAAGGGAACTCAAGGACCAGCAAGACATCAACGAATTAATACTAGCGTATATCGACGCGGATCTCGAAAAGCCATGGGAACCGGCCGCGCGTGCCTTGGCTGCAAAGTTGCGCGAGAAACTTAAAAAGTGACGGACTCTTCAACTGGCGGTTATCTTGTTCCGTCAAGCGCGTCGCCGCCAGAGGATACTGCTCTCGACGCTATTTTGCAAGGCGCGGTAGTTGCGCTCGTCGGGTTGCCTGGGCCAATGGTGCGTCCACGCTGGCAAACCCCGGTGCCAAAACAGCCCGAGGCAACGGTCGATTGGTGCGCAATCGGGGTTATGAGCGAAACGCCGGAATACAGCGCATATACGAGGCATTGGCGAGGCGAGCCGTCAAATCCAAACGATCCCGTCGGGCAAGGCTATGATGAACAGCGGCGGCATGAAGTGCTGGAGGTCATGGCCAGCTTTTATGGGCCAAACTCGCGCGGTAACGCGAACATGTTTCGAGCCGGGATTTCGGTCGCGCAGAATCGGGAAGCCTTTTATCTGCAAAACATGAATTTCGTTTCTACCGACTGCAAACTGACAAATGCTGCGGAATTGATCAACGAGGTTTGGTTTAGGCGCATGGATCTGACGTTTTTCGTGCGGCGTGAAATCGATAGGACTTATCCCGTTCTCAATATCCTGTCCGCGCCGATTACGATTCAATCGGACGCGCCGAATGCAACGGACACATTCAGCGCCGGGCCTAACCCGCCGCAAGTTTAACGTCCCTAATGAGCAAATAAGCATTTCTTCGAGGATCAAATTCGAACGTGAACGACATGCCAGGCCTAATTTCGTAAGCCATTACTAATGACCCGTCGCTGTGGATTACTGGAAGCGAATCCCATGACAGCGTTCCATCGCTACTAGCGAGCATCGGCTGTAATGCGTGATCGGCGATCATATACATCTTCATTCCTAATCCTCCGCAGGTTTAGGTTTCACGCCCTCAAACTTCCGGGGAGCCGTCCCGTTAATAGCGATCGTATCCCATTGCGGCATCATCACTCTTGTGTTCTCGCCATGCGATAATGACAAGCGGGTCAAGCGTCTCCGCAGCGTGCAATATGGCCGATGCTAACCAATAGGCGCGCTCTTTAGAAAGCTTAATTTCGACTGATTCCGGCATTTCACAGCCTCGTTGCGAGAAATTCGACGGGGTTTTTTATTAAGGAACTCCCATGGCGCCAACCGGTCTTAACGTTTCCGACGTCGTATCGGTCCAAGTCAATATTGCGCCGACCGCGGCGACATTCCAAAACTTCGGAAGCCTCGTAATTATTGGCTCTTCGCCCGTGATCGATACCACGGAACGTATTCGCCTTTATACCACATTGGCGGGAGTGGCAAGCGATTTCGGAACGATGTCGCCGGAATGGCTGGCCGCCGATCTTTTCTTCTCCCAGAGTCCGCAGCCGGCCTTCCTCTATATCGGGCGCTGGGCGCAATTCGCGACAAGCGGAGTATTGCACGGGGGCGTAATGACGCCTTCTATGCAGCTTCTCTCGAATTTCACCTCAATTTCAAACGGTGGATTCCTCGTCTATGTCGACGGGGTACCGTGCTCGGCGACCGGCATAGGACTGACCGGAGCGCTTAATATAAATGGCGTGGCGTCGAGCATTCAAACCGAATTGCAAACTTTGGCGGCCGGCGCGACATTTGTCTGGAACAGCAATCTACAAAGATTCGACATAACGTCCGGCACGACCGGCGTCACCAGCTCGGTTAGCGTAATGTCCGCCCCGACTGCCTCCGGATGGTATAATTTCGCGGCAAATCCTATCGCCAACGCGACGGTCACTCTAAACGGCACCGTCGTTACATTCGTTGCTTCCGGGCCAGTAGGGAATCAAGTTCTTATCGGCGGCACAACCGCAATCACCATGGCGAACCTTGTGGCGTTCGCCAATACCTCCGCGGACGTGAACATTTCCAAAGTTACGCTAAGTTTGCCGAATGTCGTTAGCACAAAAGTCTATGTGGTTTCCAAACTGCCCGGCGCTCCGGGAAATGCCTACACCCTCGCTGCCTCCGTCGCGACCGTTTCCGGGGCAACGCTATCGGGGGGAACCGGAACCGATCTTTCCGTTTTGACCAATACGACGCTAATCACGGCGTCCGCCCCGGTGATCGGCATTGCGCCGGAAACGGCATTAGCGTGTATCGGCGTTCTCGACAACCTTTCCGGCGTTTGGTACGGGGCCACATTTGCCACGGCCGTTCCCCCCGCTGATTCCGATTATATTGCGGTCGCCGGATATATCGAAGGGGCAAATCGTGCCCATATTTTCGGGGTGACGACGCAAGCGCCGGGCGTTCTTGATCCAACCAATAATTCCGATATTGCAAGCTCGTTAAAGGTACTCGGGTACAAGCGGACATTTGAGCAATATTCATCTTCCAGTCTGTATGCCGCCGCGTCGATCTTCGGACGGGCGTTCACCGTTAATTTCAGTGCCAACAATTCTGTGATCACCCTAAAATTCAAGCAGGAACCTGGAATTGTCGCGGAGTTCTTGACGGAATCCCAGGCCCAAACGATCACGAATAAAGATTGCAACGTATTCATAAATTATCAAAATGCCACGGCGATCATTCAGCAAGGCGTGATGGCCAACGGGTTTTTCTTTGACGAGGTTCACGGCACCGATTGGCTGGCGAATGCAATTCAAACGAATGTCTATAATCTCCTTTATCAGAGCCCGACAAAAATCCCGCAAACGGATGCCGGCACGCATCTGATCGTAAATGAAATTAACGATACCTTGGTTGCCGCGGTTAATAACGGGCTTGTGGCGCCGGGGGAATGGAACGGGCCGCCTCTCGGCCAATTGAATACCGGGGATACGCTTACCCTTGGATATTATGTCTTTGCCCCGCCGGTTGCGACGCAAGCGCAGGCCGACCGCGAGGCGCGCAAATCCGTTCCGATACAAGTGGCGATCAAATTGGCTGGGGCAATTCATTTCGCCGGCATTATCGTTACCGTAAATCGTTGAGGTAAATAAGCATGGCGACGTATTCGTTCTTGGATGTCAATGCCGCGCTAACCGATCCGGCTGGGTCATTCTCACTATCCGAGGGCGGGATTGCCGAGGAAGGTGTGACGATTGCTATGGAAGGCGACAAGACAACTATCGTCTGGGGCGCGGATGGAACGCCGATGACTTCGCTTCATGCCGCGCAAGGGGGAACGATTGCGATCCGGTTGCAAAAAACAAGTCCCGTCAATGCGCTTCTGTCATCCCTCTATGCACAGACCACAAATAGCTCAGCGAATTGCGGAAACAGCACGATTACGGTTCGCAATGCGACCCGCGGCGATACGATTGTCGGCGTCGGGTGCTCGATTAAAAAGTTCCCGGACAATGTGAATGCCAGGGAAGGCGGGATGAATGATTGGATTTTCAACGCCGGGAGAATCAGTATGATTCTTGGCGACGGTAATCCGAACAGCACGACGATTCTAGCGGGATAGGTAGCCAATGGCGGAATTCGAGGTTAAGGGGATAACTTACAAGTCCACAAAATTACCATTAAAGCCGGCGATTGATTTGCTGTTAGATGTTGGGCCTCTCGCAATTGGGTTTAAAGACAATCCGGTGCTCGCGTTATCGAACATCCCGCGCGAGAGGGTTCATGATATTATTGCAATCTGTCTTGGCTCATGCGAGCGGCAAATGCCTGGGGGTACTGGTTGGGCGAAGATCTGGAACAAGGCGGCCGGCCAAGTAATGTTTGACGACATAGGATTGATGGAAACCGGCGCGATTGTTGTGCAAGTGCTGACGGATAATTTTGCGGATTTCTTGCCCGGCCAAAGCTAGAATTTACTAGCCATGCGCCGCAACTCGATTACGAAATAATTTCCCTCCCTCCTGGACATCAATGGCTTATGCGCCCCGTGCTTGCCGGCAAGGTCTGGCTACACGAGTTGAAAGACGGCACGTATGATCTTTGTGATATTGCCGATATAAACGAAGCGCTGGACGTCGAGGCCGAAAACGCTTGGCGAGTGCAAGAGTCGGTGAACAAGCGCGATGGCCGCATCTAATATTTTAGACCATTATTTCGTTCGCCTTTCGATGAGGGGGCCAAGCGCTACCGAACAGCGCGAGGCGGAAAAAGCGTTTAGCGCTCTTGCCGAGGCGGTTAGCATTGTTGTTCCGGCAATCACCGCGGCGGCAACCTCGATAGCCTTTGCAACGGATAAGATCGCGGGAGGACTGAGTAAGCTCTATTTTGAAAGTCAGAAGACGGGATCGGCGGTCCGAGAAATAGAATCACTTGGTTATGCCCTAGAGCAGAATGGATCGACGCTAGAGAAGTTTCATGCGGATTTCGATAAGTTCTCGCAAACCATACGTGACTTCCCGGAATATAAGAAATTACTAAGGGACAAGCTCGGACTAAGGCCGGAAGATTTTAGGGATTCTATAAGCCTGTATTCCGCCACGCTGGCGGCGCTGGCAAAAAAGAGAGCGGCCGGTGACACGCAATCCGAAGGCGCATTTCGGAATTTATTCGGGTTCGATGAAGACAATATCATCGCGCGTGGGCGCAAGGAATTCGATAAGTTTTACGCCGAAGGATTTGAACGAAACAAGGGCATTGACGAGAATTCCGTAAAGGCGCTTGGTCTTGTCCGATCCTTGAATGCATTTGGCGCGGCACTTGAAGCGGTAACGAGGAAAGCCGCGGCGGCGCTTTTTGAAAAATACGGTCTTGTCCTTGACGATATGACCAAATGGGTTGACGATCATTCGGACGAGATTATTACCGCGGTAACGGAAGTCGTTGATCAGTTCGTTCAGGCTTGGAAGGATATTGAGCCCATAGCGGTTCCTGCGGTGCATAAGATCGGCGCCGGGCTAGATAGGGTCACCCGCGTCCTAGACCGCCTTCTAGGCTCGCCTGACGGGCAGCATGGGGGCCTTCACGCGGTTCGGTATGTGCTTGACGCGCTGGCGGCCTACATCGCCGGCAAATGGGCGCTGAAGCTTCTTGGCTTGCTTAGTGTCGGGAGATTGCTTCTCCCATTTTTGCGGACACTTGGGCCAGCCGGTATCGCCGCCGCGGGCGCTTATGAATTCTTCGAACATGTCCCGTCCGCTGAGGGGAACGATTCCTACGGCCTCGATCATCCCGGCTGGCATCCAGGAATGCCGAAGGAAAAGACTCGCGCGCAAAAGGAACGGGATGTTGTGGCCAATGCTGCGGTGCCAGCATGGCCGGATAGACTCGGGGCGCAAAAATATTTCGATAGAGGTGGATACGGGCCTTATTCAAGAGAACAAACGCAAGGTGCTGGGCGAGATTTTAATATTCCTGGCCCCGGCAAGGAGCATCCAATCTCAGGTCGTGCTAGCGACATTCCATGGTTCGGAGGAACGCAATATCACCGTATTGTTGCGGGTGCTCAGAATATAATAGAAGCGGCTCATCATAACCCGTATATTTTTGCAATGAGCGATCGTGGCCAAACCGGCGCGCATCATAGCCAATGGTCGAGAACAAATAACATCGGTACGCGCAAACAGGTGACAAACATTCATCTCGCATCGACCGATCCTCATGCGGCGGCGTCGGAGATTGCCCGGCATATGCGGGCCATTCACGCCGGCACGTTGCGCTCTTTGGGTAGGCTCGCCTGATGGCCGATACCGTCCTCGACAGTTTTCTCGTCAAAATTGTATATGACCAGGACGAAAAGTCACGCAAGAAATTTGACGAAGGCCTAAAACAAGTCCAGGAGCGTGCTCTTGAATTCGGGGCGAAGATCGAGACTCTCCCGGCAATCGTTAGTGATGCGACGAAACGGATTTCGGCATCACTTACTGAGATGTATTATTCGGCGCAAAAGAATGGCGCCACGGCCCGTGAAATCGACCAATTGCGATATGCCGCAAAGCAAAGCGGGGAAGGCGCGGATAAGGCTGTTGCATCGTTTGATGCATTTTCGCAACGGATAAGAGATGCGGCGAGTGGTACCGCGGTCCAATATAAGAATCTTTTCGGCGTCGATGTTGATCCGAACCATACAATGGACGCGTTTCTTAAGGTTCGCGAGAAAATCGAGGAATTGCGGAATCGCGGCGGCCCGCAAAACCTATCGCTAGCCAATCTTTATGCAAGAACATTCGGCATTGACGAGGATGCGCTTGTCTCCGGGCGTTTAGCGATATTCAAGAAAGCCTGGATCGAGCAGGCAAAACGGAACGAAGGGATTGCCGCGGACAAAGCCGTGGCTCTTACGCGCGCATATAACGCGCTCGCCGCCGCTCTGGAGACGGTCGCGCGCAAGGCGGACGCGGCATTGTTCGATAAATTCGGCGCCGTGCTCGATCGGCTTACCAAATGGCTTGACGAGGATTCGGAGCGGATTGTCAAGTTTTTCACGGATCTCGTCACTCAGATCGGCCTCGTTTTCACGGACCTTAAAAAATTAAGCCCCGCCTTTGTGCTTCTTTGGAGCGCACTAAAAGAAACCGGAAGCTGGCTGCAAAAGATTATTGGGCAGCCTGACGGAACCGGGCTTGCCGGCGTCCGGCATTTGCTTGAATTCATCAGCGGCGTCGTCATAGTGCGATTTGCGGCAGCCATGGCCGCCGGGTTCGTCACGGCCTTTGCGCCGGTCACCTTGTTACTGGCGGCCCTCGCGGCATTAGGGGTTATCAGCGTTGGGGCCTATGCGGCTGGCGAGGCGGTGCGCGGGTGGCTAGGCGGCGTTGTTCCAGGCGGTGTCGGAGGCGGGTTTGGGCCGAGCGAAGGTACTGCTAGCGGCGGTCATGGTCCTGCGCGGCGTCGGCGGTTCGGGCATGGGGGCAGCGTCGGAAGAGGACATACCGGCACCGATTCTGGCAGCGGCGGCAAGCCAAACGCAAATTTCACCGCAGAAAATGCGAAAGCACTTCGCGAGAGTGCCGCACGATTAGGAACAACGCCGGAGGATTTGGCGACTGTCATAGGCTATGAGACAGAAGGCACGTTCAGTCCTTCTAAATGGGGCGGGGCGGGAGGCCGATATATGGGGCTTATTCAATTCGGTCCGTCAGAGCGCACTCAATATGGGGCGAATGAAAATCAGACATTTGCGGAACAGCTCGGCGCCGTCGAACGGTATTTGAAAGATCGCGGATTTAAGCCAGGCATGGGGATTAACGACCTCTATTCAACGATTCTTGCAGGGAGGCCAGGGCTAAATAGAGCAGATTCAGGAGGCACCGTTAATCAGCATGTTGAACGGATGAAAGGCGCAATGGCCGCGCGAGCCCATTTATTTCTTAAAAGTGGGGCGCAAGAATCTGTCACGCACTGGGACCCTCATTTCGATAGGGTCTTAAAAATCTTTAGGAATGCCAAGCCGCTCGGTGGCAGCCAACATTCGATGAACCACATCCATGATTATCGCGTGGTGCAGAACGAAACTAATATTCACGTTGCTGGCGGCTTCCCCGTCGATAAAACGGCGCGGCCACTAAGCCGACCAAAAAATGCAGACATAATCAGAAATACGGCGAGCTATGCGGCTTAATCAAGGCGATGATCCCGGACTTGACCGGCAACGCCGGTTGTGTCATAGGGGATTCCGACAGGCCGGCTTTGCTCTATTTTGGTTTTGGTTCGCGATATTCTTCGTTGTATCCTGGGACAGCCACGTCAGAAAAATAGTCGTTCACCCCGTAAACGACAGCGAAATTCCGACGGTATATGTCATCGAATCCAGTCCTATAACGGATAAACCCTTTAACCAGAATCCTTGCCTTTTTAGCGGCGATGTTGGCGTAATCGTCTGCGGTAAGTGGAGTGCTAAAGGGGGCGCATGGAGGCAAGAAAACTGGCTTCGTATTAGTACCAGCGAAAGCGCCAGGGCCGACGGCGTTATTTGCTTCGTATGCCTTAGTCGGATCATAAGTGACATCGCGCGGAATTTCCAAGCCAATGAGTTCCCGCTCGATGGATGCTTGAATAACAATAACGGTGCCACGGCCAACGTTGACGAACGAATAATCGATAGTTGGTTGTGGATCGTTCGCATCTTTTTTGATCAGTTTAATTTCGCTGACAAACATGCGGCCGCGTTCGGATTCAACGAAAGCTCTGACGCTATCGCTCGCGGCCTCGGCGGCTTTTTTGGCGGCTTGGGCGCTAGTTGCCGAAATGTGCTCGGCTCTGTTCAGAGCGTTCAATTGGAAGATACCTACAAAGGCCAATACACCGGTAAAAACGACGAGGAAAAGATTGAATATCGAGATAGACTCAGGAAACCACCTGTCCCAAAGGGTTATGTTGCCTTTCTCATTGTGATCTTCTCCATAGTTTTTTTCGGAGGTTTGTTGCTGGGTTGGGCCAAGGGATGGTTGCGATGAAACGATGGCCCCCGCAACAGCCACTATCAAGACGATTGCAGCTATTCAATGCCGCCCATTGAAATATCTTTTGCTCTAGCCATGACGATCTCTCATTCGTTGGGGAAACCATAGCATGAAATTAAGAGCCGGTCAAATCCGGGATCATCGCCTTAATCAGAGTGCGGGCAAAGCCACCTTTTATGCTGAATTCGGCAACCATTATCTTTCATCATAGTTTCAATGACCGTTATTTGATTACATGCCCTGTCAGCCTCACGAGAGTCGCTGTGGCATACATCGTTAACAGAATGCCAAATAGATATTAAGTTCATGCGGCCAGCCGACTCGGCATGAACCGCTCCAATGGCCATAATCGCGCCGATGAATATCAGCACAAACAAAAACCTCAGAGCCCCAGGAAACAGGATCGCGAAGAGGATCAGAAACAGAAGCGCGATAATCATTATAACCTCCCAACAATTATCAATTTGCGACGGGCATCGTTATCGCAATAATTTCTAATGTCAAATCACAAATGGTTATGCAATGGGCCAACAATGGCTGAGGGCCTGGCAGTTTTCCGCCGGCGGGGTGACGGCAAGCGGCGATCTTCGCGTCGTTTTTGATATAAAATCAATGACATTGCCGGCCCCGGCAACGGCGGTTATCGCGCTTTATAATCTCGCGCCGAGCACCGCGAATGCAATCTTTAAGGCCAAAACCGTAACCTTTGCCGCCGGCTATCAAGACAGCGTTGGGATGATATTTTCCGGCGAAATCGTTCAGGTTAATCTCGGTAAGGACAACGCCACGGATACCACAACAACCGTTTTTGCAAAGGCTAGCGACAAGGCACACAATACGGGGGTTATCAACAAAACGCTAAAATCCGGATCGACCGGTATGGACATCTATCAGGCATTAATCAAGGCAATGCCGGGAATGAGTCAAGGGCGGATTCCGACTCAGGATCTCCAGCAATTAAAATACCCTCGCCCGGTGACAATGTTCGGGATGGCGCGCCATTTCATGCGTAATTTGGCGGAATCCGTTAACGGGACATTCCACTTCGACGCGCTTAAGCCGCAAGTGCATATAACGAAGAAAGATGACCAAGGAGCCGGGAGCCCGATTATTTTAAACAGCGATACCGGCATGATCGGATTGCCAACTCAGAATACGAACGGGATAAATGTGCGATGCGAGCTGAACCCGCAGATCCAGGTAAATTCGGTTATTCACATTGATCAGAAATCAATTCAGCGGATAACTCCGGACTTAACGATTCAGGGGCAGCCGACAATCGGCAGCGATATTTTCCGAGGCGGCATAGACGCGGACGGGCTCTATCGCGTCGTCTACCTGGAGCAAGTCGGTGATTCGCGCGGCGACCCTTGGTTTTGTGAGTGCAACTGTATCGCCCTTTCCGGCGCCGGCACGCAAAGTCAGACGCGGATTGGTTTGGGGTAATCTATTGTGTCACGTTTGGATAATTCCTTCGCGCTTATCACGCATCCTAATCCGCGGCAAATCGGGACAATTATTCCGGACATCGTAATTGAGGAGATAGGGCACGATCAGCTCCAAATAAGCGAGTTTCCTGTCGAAACGGGAGCACCTATTTCAGACCACGCTTACAAGCGCCCGCCAGAAATAATAATGCGATGCGGATTCTCGAACAGTACGGTCCAATCGGAAGGGTATGTTCAAGAGGTATATGCGCTCCTTCTCCAATTGCAGGCACAATTGCAACCATTCAATGTGACCTCCGGGAAGCGTCAATATCAGAATATGCTTATTTCTTCGCTTCTGGTCACGACGGACCAGGAAAGCGAATATGCCCTTAATATTGTTGTTGGGCTGAAAATGGTTATTATCACTTCGACATCTGGCGGCGGTCAATTTGCCGACCCAGCAAATCAAGCGCTCCCTGAGCAAACATCCGGCGTGAATAATTCCGGCCAACAATCCCCGATCGGACAGGGAACCGGGTCCGGCAATATTCCGCTGTTTACCTGATGGCGAACGCTTTTGAAATTCCCTTGTCGAGCGTGAATCAAACGCTCGCGATTATCTTGAATAATGTGCCGTATGTCCTTCGGCTTATATTTTGCCAGACGACGGATAGCAGCGCATGCTGGTTGCTGGACATCAACGATCAAAACGACAACCCTATCGTCTGCGGAATCCCGCTTGTGACTGGGGCCGATTTGCTGGAACAATATAAATATCTCAATTTCGGGTTCATCCTGTATTGCTTTTCCGATTCCGTCAGCTCTGCAATTCCGACATTTGCCAACCTCGGTACAACATCACATTTATATTTCCAGGTGCCATAAATGGTCAACGCATTCGTCGAGGAAATCCCGAATTCGGCAGACGAAGAAGCGATTATCTCGGCGGTGCAGGGAATCCTCACGCAAACATGGTTCGCGATGCCTGCGATAGTTTCGCAGGATACCAAGGACGGCCATGTAGCGCAACTGCAGATCGCGATTAACGGCGCCGTTGTTGACGGGGAAGGGAAAAAGACAAATCCGCCATATCCTCTCGTTGACGAAGTTCCGGTTCATCACCACGGCGGCGGTAAAAATGTTCATACAATGCCGGTGGTTAAAGGAGACGAATATCTATTAGTCTTCACCTCTCGCCCGCATGACACATGGCATCAGAACGGCGGGACGGATAATAATCCGATCGACGCTCGTATGCATCATATGTCCGACGCATTCACAATCCGCGCCTATCGCAGCGACCCGCGCAAAATAAAGAATGTGTCTAATGATTCGGCACAAAACCGCAGCGAGGACGGCAAACATACGCATGACGTCCATCCGGTCGACGGAATCACCACAAAGTCCGTCGATGCAAACGACATGGCAGATAATCCGTGGAAGGATGCAAAGAAATATTTTCAGTCCTTCGTGAAGCAGGCAATTGGCGTCTTCCATCAGGCGGTAGATGGAAACACAATCCACCAATCAACGGTTGACCACAATCAAATTAGCCATTCGTTAAATGGGGGGCAGCACTCAATAATATTGGATTTTGTAAAGAACACGATCGTTCACAGCTTGTTTAACGGGCAGCATTCAATAAGCCTCGGAAGTGGCGGGATAAGTTCGATATCCAACGCACTTATATCGCATGCCGCGCCGAATGTTAATGTGACCGCGGCGGCGCACAACGTTTTTGCGCAGACCAATATTAGCAAGCTTCTGAAGTTGGGGTCGAGTATCTCAAAGTTGACGAATTATATCCATTGAATGGCGACCTATCAGCTCATTGCCGCATCCAACCTTCTCGACAAGGGGGCGCTCGCATCCGTAACTCTCGTTATGCCCGTAGTCGATGGCGACGGAAATCCGCTCTCGGATGGGATTGAGTTGAGTATATCCTTTGGCGATGCGGTAACGACTCTCACACTCTACGGTACATTCCGCAACACGCCGCCGACAAGTGCCAGCGCCGGGCAAGTGCTAAATTTTCGTTATAGCATCAATACAAATTCGTGGTGGAATGCTTGATATGCGATACCGCAAGCTTGCGCAACCCACAGGAACGAATGTTTTCAATTCCACCGGCGGCGATTACGCATTTGGACATGGGAGCGCGGACTTTTGGATTAATGTACCAGACGCCCCAGCGCAAGCGGCCCTAACGCGTATGTACCTTTTCCTCGGCGACTGGTTTCTCGACACGTCGGACGGCATGCCATGGAATACGAAAGTGCTTGGTCATTATACCGCAAATACGCGCGACCCGGCTATCCAATCACGCATTCTCGGGACGCAAGGGATTAAGGCCATTCGTTCCTATTCCTCTAATGTTGTCCGAGATACGCGCGCGTTCACCGTGAATGCACAACTTGATACGATTTACGGCGCGGCGGTTATTCAGGGCGCGGCCCAAATGCCGATCCCGATCGATCTCGCAGATCTAGTGGTCTCCCCGCTTACTGATCTTAGCAATGCCCCGCTTACGGGGCTGCTTTAAGAAGTTGCGCATGCTTTGGAATAGAATATGGGCAATACGCCGATTTGCACGATTGATACGACCGGGATACACCTCCCTGCATTCACTAATTACATATCATATTTTACAACGCAATTTCAAAACATATTCGGCGCGGATGTATATCTTGGAAATGATTCTCAGGACGGGCAATTTATAGGGTTATTAAGTCTTGCATTATCCGATGTCAATAACTCTGCCGTAGAATGTTACAACAGTTTTAGCCCCGTAACCGCGCAAGGAACCGGATTAGCCTCAATCGTCAAAATCAACGGGATTGCTAAAAAAGTCCCGTCATTCGGCACCGTCCCGGTTGTAGTATCCGGCCAAGCGGGTATCACGATCACAAATGGGTTTGTGACCGATAGCGCTGGCAACCAATGGAACCTTCCGGCTTCGGTCGTTATCCCGCCCGCCGGGCAAATTACCGTCACCGGGACTTGCACGGTTCTAGGGGCGATTGCCGTGGCTACGGGGCCGGCCACGATAGGCAATCCTACTTTTGGCTGGCAAAGTGCCTCCTTCTTCGCCGCAGCCACCCCTGGGGCTCCCGTGGAGACGGACGCGGCACTCCGCGGGCGGCAATCGCTGTCGACGGCGAACCCCTCCAAATCGGTCCTTGAAGGGATTATCGGGGCGCTCTTAGCGATCCCGAATATTAATCGCATAGCCGGTTATGAAAACGACACTTCATTGCCGGACTCTAACGGGCTTCCGGCGCATACGATTTCTTTGGTTGTGGACGGCGGCGATAGCGCGGTCATCGCCCAAACGATTTCCATCAAGAAAACCCCAGGCTGCGGCACATATGGATCGATCATCACGCCTATTACGGACGCTTACGGGATTATTCACAACATAGCCTATTTTCCTCCCGAGAGTGTAAATATTTCCTACAATGTGACCGTCAAGGCACTCGCCGGTTTCACGCTCGATATTCAAGCAAGCATCCAAGCCTCATTGGTGGCATGGACAAATGCGCTTCCGATAGGGGCCGCGATTCTTCTGCCCCGCGTTTACATGCCGGCGCAACTTAACGGCGGCATTGGGAGCGCGACATTTGAGCTTGTATCAATCGCTATTGCGCGTGACGGCCTAACTCCGGTTCCAAGCGATATTCAGCTCGATTTTGACGAGGCGCCGTTAACGCAAACTAACTTTATCAACATAGCGGTAATGTAATATGCGGCAGGTTTCCGACTATCTGAAACTTGTCACCCGCCTTCATGCAAACCAGCCAAAATACATTGCCATGCTTTCGGCGGTTTTGCAACCGTTTTCCGATTTGCAGGCATTTCTTAATTCAATGCCGGCGCAATTCGATATCGATCAGGCTATCGGCGCCCAACTCGATATCGTTGGCCTATGGGTCGGGCAATCGCGAAATATTTCCGTTCCGCTTCCGAATATCTTTTTCGCCTTCGACAGCGCGAATCTATCCAAAGGATGGGATCGCGGAATATGGAAAGGCCCGTATGCCACGTTAAACGGCATTACGGCCCTTGATGACGATACATATAGACTGCTTTTGCAAACAATTGTTCTTGCGAATTCGTGGGACGGGACGGTCTCGGCAGCGCAAGCCATTCTTGATAATTTTTTCGAAGATTTTCCTGGGACGTTTGTTTTTATAGACGATAAGTCAGGCATATCCGAGCCGTCTAATTTTTTCATATGGGATTCCGCTAATCCGTCAAATGGTTGGGATGAAGGCGTCTGGTTCCAGCCGTCATTAGCTATCCAAAATCAACCGGCAAATGATCCCGCCATGACAATCGCGGTATCTGGGAAAATTCCGTCTATTATTCTTTTATCCATTCTTGATCAAGGGTTGATTGAAATTAAGCCGGAAGGCGTTCGCATGAATGTAAGTGTCACGTCCATTGATGGCGACGCAGTTTTTGGGTTCGACGTAAACAATCAGTACGTTTCCGGCTGGGATACGGGCGCATGGGGAGTTCCCCCCGAGCAGCTTTCTTCATAACACGAGAATAATCTATGACCGTTACTAACGATTTTCAGACATTTGCGACCGGCGCGGGGGCAAATGTTGTGCCCCCGGCGACATGGGCCACAACAACCTCGCGGTTCACCGGATTTCAATCAGGAACGGCGTCGTCGGCGTTAGCGAACACCGCTCTCAGGCAGGCGAATTTCGTTACCGCGATGGTCGCGCAATTCATCGCCGATACGCTTGCGCAGAATGTCACCGATAACGGCAACCTTGCCACCCTTGAAACACAATTTATCAGCGCAATCCAGCAATCCGTTGGTTCCCCGGCACAGGAGGCTTTTTGGCATTTTGGGCGTGATACAGGCCCGGTGAATGTCATGCAAGTGGTGGCCGCGCCGATCATCACCGGGTATTTAGACGGAATGATGCTCGCGGTGCTTCCGCATTTCAGCAACACGGTATCTAATCCAACACTAAGCGCGAACGGGTTAGCGGCGACCGTAATTGTTCATGCGGACGGGACAGCTCTGAACGTTGGCGATATAGCCATCAACACGGCGATCATGTTTCAATATGACGCCACACTTTCGCAATGGAGAATTATTAGCCAGGCCGCCGTTCCGCAATCGGCTCTTGCACATTTCGGGGCCGATGTCGGAACCGCAAATGCAATGCTTGTTTCGACGGTTAATCCCCCTGTCGCGGCGGTCACGACCGGCATGCAGTTCGCCATAAAAAAGGGCGCGGCAAAAAATACCGGGGCGACGTCGCTCAGCATCGCAGGCACCTTGGCGGCATTGACATGGGGGGACGGAACCGCATTCGTCGGCGGCGAATGGCCGGCCAATGCGGACGGCCAAGTTCTTTATGAAGGAAACTACAAGCTTCTTGCGTCGCCAACTGCGCCCTCTATTTCCAGCACTACAAACCTTCAAGTTTTTACGGCAAGCGGCCCTTATACGCCAAGCCCCGGCAAGCGTGCTGCATTAATCATTGCAACCGGCGGCGGCGGATCCGCCGGATGCGCCGGTCCAGCTAACAACGCGCAGGGCGGATGGGCCGGCGGCACCGCCGTCGCTTATATTAGCTTGGTCGGGGTTACTTCTGTCGTAGTGACGATCGGAGCTGGCGGCGCACAGCAAACGACATCAACAATCAATGGCAATGCCGGCGGAACAACAAGTTTCGGGGCATATGCAATAGCTACCGGAGGGCCAGGCGGATGGGGGCCTGCGGGTCCATACCCGTCAGGCCCAGGAATCGGAACCGTTGGCACGTTGCTGCTTGCGGGGAACCCCGGCGGTGTCCCGACCGGCGGCAATCAGGGCGGCTTCGGCGGGGCCTCCTTCTGGGGCGGCGGCGGCGCGGTAGGAACGGTCTTTTCCACAGCCGCGCCGGGACAGAACGGCGGCGGCGGCGGCGCGGGCTTGGCACCCGGCGGCCCAGGTAGTCCTGGCCAGGCGGGCGGAGGCGGGATTGTCTTCATTCTGGAATTGACGTGATATGGATCTCTCTTTTGAGAACAACCAATCGTTTGCGCTCACGCTTAATATCTCAGAATGGCAACCAATTTACCCTTTATCCATGTGCGTCTTCCATATGCAAGTCAGAACTGCGCCTGGAATTGTGCCGATCATTTATTCATGGTCGTCTAACCCAAGCGATAATTGGGGAAACGGAACGATAACATACACAGATGTAACCGGGTTGCTTCAATTCTCGGCCCCCTACGCCGATATGCTTCTTCTTTTGCCGGGAAATTATGTGTGGGATCTTGCGCTTATATATTCCGGGATCGTTAAGATTTTGACCGGCGGCGCATTCGTGATTACCGGCGGGATTACACGATAATGTGTGCCGATACGGTTGTCGTCACCTCCCCGGATGTCAATGCCGCCGTTCTATCCCCGACGCTTTCCGATGCAATTGCGGCGGTGCAGTTTTATGCCGCACAAGTGGCCGCCGCGCAAACCGTTATTTTGGCCGCACAAGGCACCTGCATCAACGCCGAAAATGTCGCACTCGCCGCTTCTTCCAGCGCCACGGCGTCGGCCGCAGCCGCAGCCGCTTCCGGCGCTGCGGGCGGAATATCCACCACGGTTGCGCTTCTTCCGGCGGGTACCGAGGGATTGTCGGCGTTTGCGACCAACGGCCGGAAGATCGGGGAAGGCGTGGGGGCCGGTACCGGCGTCAAAGTGTATTGGTCGGCCGGGTTGTGGCGTAGCATTTCAACAGATGCTCAAGTCCATGCATGAAATGAGATAACCGCATGGCGGATCGTTTACCCCCTACCAGAGGGCTATCTTTCGGGGGCAAGGTTGCCGTTCAAACGCCGATTCTTAATGCGCCAATACT